CATATCTGTATTCGTCTTGACGTCCTCTAGCTTCAGCTAGGTTTTTCAATCTTGAAACCTCTTGATTGAATCTGTTTTCATACAAGGCCATCATATCTTGTTCGCCTTTCATGAAAGTATAAGCCTCTACTAGACAACCATATAATAAAGCATTTCTAGCATTTTGTGAAAGCCAAGTACCAGATGTTTGACTGGTTAAGCTTGCTGGCTCATATAAATAATGTAACTCTACGTTATAATCTTGATCAGGAACAGGGGCTACAATAAGCGTAGATCCGTTGTCTGATCCTGTTGATAATTCTTTATCAAAGTCTGCGTAGTATTGTGGAAGTCCTCTAGAATTTGTATCTGTAGGATCTGGAGCATATTCACGCATAAAAGTGGTATGTTTTTTTTCTAAATAATTGTAATCGCCATTACCATCAATAACAGCCAAAGAAAATGACATTTGAAAATCGCTTGGAGCTGTTAAATACGTATTACCAGTAGTTAAGTTACCAGTAACGTTTTTTCTAAAAAAATCTAATTGTATTAGGTGAAACAATCTTTCTTCAGCATTTACAATAAAATCATCTAACGTATTAACAAACGTAGTTTCTTCGTTTTCAGTAAAGTTTTGAATAAGTGTTTTTAGTTCTGCTAAAGTCATGTTGTAGTAATTGTAACCTCCCCAACAGCTCCTGTCATTTCAGGAACTACAAAATTAGAACCAATAATAGAATCGTTCATAAACGATGGTAAAAATATATTTGACACAGTAACAACAACAAAACCCTCTCCAACTTCTTTATCAGTATTTGGTCTTGGTTTATATAAAGCTTGAGGATCAGCTGGAGCTGTATGCGGTTCCAATTGAGGGTGTTTTGTTTCAAAACACTCTGGACAAGTTTTTAAACCATTCCATTCTTCTTTTAAAGAATGTAAAGGATATTCAAACGCGCATCTATCGCATAAGGCTCTTGCAAACTTACCACTTGCATATGCCATATTAACCTACGCTGTTAAAAGGTCTTATTCTAAAGGATGCTCTGTCTTCATCTGTCGACATAGCTCTATCAAATTCTTCTTCATAAGCCTGTTTTAATAAACCAACTCTATCTGGAGCTTTTTTCATAGCAATATAATAAGCTAGACCTGCTGCAAAACAAGGATAGAATCTAAAAGGCATATCCATTGTATTAGTACCAGCATCTGCATCATCCATTCTTACTAATTTATTAAACACCAGCACATCTGTACTATTTTCCGGAACAGGCCAAACTTTTATAGCGGGTGTGATACTCTTATCAATAAAGAATTGAGAGGGTCTAGCTTGAGTTGTTTTGTTTGGTATATTTAAGTATTCACTTCTACTTAATCTATCCATTGATATGTCTGTTTGAGTTCCGTTTACAGTTCTTCTGCATACAACATCCAATACGTCAATAACATTTGTATTTAAAGAGTAGCTTGCAGCTCCTTGCGTTACAGTTTGCGTTGCTTGTTCTATAGTCCATTGATTCAAACCACGGTTAGCCCACTCAGCCAACATTAGATTAATAGATCTACGAGCTGTTTTTAAATCGTAACCAGTTCTAAGTTCGAGTCCGCACCTTTCAAATGCTTCTTCTACAAACTCAGCTACGTTTGGTTCAAAATCTGTACTACTAGATGTTGTCATATTAATCTTCCTCTGGAGCGTATAGATTATTAAAAGTTATATTTGGATCTATATAGCTCTCATGCTGTTCTGCAGAATGCGTCCATTGAGAAGGCATAAAATCTGGAGCTCCCTCACCAACACGCCATAAAGCAGGATTTGTTGCTCTAACTCTATTATTTGGTAAAACAACAAAATTGCCAGTATATTCACCAGCATCTGTTAAATATAACACATGAGACTGCTTATGTTGAGCAGGATCATCTGCTATAGAGTTATCTGTATAGTCTACAGTAAATAAATATTTTCCTGTATAAAATTCTCCACCTATTTTACAAAGCCAGGGAGAAGAACTTACTCTGTCCATTGTAACTACAGAATGATGATGGCTAAGACAGTCCCAAGGTTGAGCTAAATGATCTTCCATTGGAGTTGGCCATTCTTGAAGAGGTATATCTGCTACAAGTGCTTGAATAGGCATTCGAGCCCACATAGCGCCACCATGAACATTTGGAGCGTCTTCTTCGCTATCTATTTCGCATCCTGTAAAAACTACTTGAAATGATAAAGATCTATCTGGAATTGTATTTACAGCTATAGCCAAAGCATGCAAATATTCTCCGTGATATTTACTATGATTTGCTGTAAATTCTTTTCTAACCCAGCACTTAAACTGAGGTATGTTTGAAATTAAGTATGACATTTGGCTGCAAGTTAAACTTTGCCGCCTTTTGCCATATATTTAGTTCCTTTTGCTACACCGCCTTTAGCCATATATTTTGTTTTTTTGGCTGCTCCGCCTTTAGCCATATACTTAGTGCCTTTGCTTACAGGTCCACCAGCTGCGTACATTTTAGTTCTTTTAAACATTTTATTCTCCTAGCTTGTTGTAGTTACTTTTCTTCTATTGTTCATAACTTGGCCGCAGCCTTTTGCTATAAAACCGCCATTTTTTAATTTTACTCTGTTTTGTTTTGCCATTGATTTTTCAACAGCTAAACCCCTTTTTTCTTCGTAAGAGCTAATTTTGCCGTCTTTATCAAGATCTGCTTTTTTTGGGTTTTTTAATTTTGCCATTTTTTTATTTTATCTTAACCTATCTCTCATAACAACACCCTGTCCTCTAATAGTTACAGGGCCACCAACTGATTTTTTAACTCTGCCTTTTTTCCAACTAATACGTTTAGGCCCCGTTTTCTTTTTTGCAGCAGATGTACATTGAGCCATCGTTGGCCTACAAGCTGGATATCCTTTACGCTTTTCGCCTTTTTGACGACCGCAAGGTTTGCCGGTTTTACAATCAACCCAACCTTTGCCTTTATTGCGGGAAAACCATTTTTTTAATCCTTCTTCTGCCATTATCCTAGCTTGGTTTTTCTTCTTTTACCTGGAAGCATTTTGCTAAAACCTCTAGCATTTACAAAAGTTACCTCGCCTCCAGTTGATTTTTTTTGCCTTGATTTATTGCCCCAGTTTTCTGCGCCAACTTTTCTGCATTTAACTAAAGCGCCACTAGCGTATGCAGATGGCCATACTTTATATCTAGACTTTACTTTATGGTAGCAAGCGTCTTTTTTTGTTTTCTTTTTAGCCATTATTTTCTTCTTGATTTAGCTCCAACGCACTTCCATCTTTTTCTTGATAAATTGTTTGGAGTATTAGGATTGTTTTGTTTTTTCTTAGATAATCTTTTCTTTATACCAAGGCTTCTAGCGCAGTATGAATCACCCTTAGATGTCCCTGGTTTAACTCTTGGGCCACCACCCTTGGCTTTTCCTGCTTGACCGTAACTAACTTTTTTACCAGAAGCGGTTACTTTAACTTTTGCTTTACCTTTTCTAGGTTTTACTGGTCTTCCTACATTTCTTCTTGTTGCCATAATTACTCCGGATAAGGTCTGTTTTGTATATATATAATATCCATAGAAGCAGATACAGCAATATCAGCTGCTGAACTATCTCCTATACATCTAAATTCTAAGTCTGTTTTTTCTTCAAACTTTAAAGGAATATCGTACTGTTGATTATGCGAACTTTCTGCTTTTACAAATTTATCTTTTACCTGAAAAACACCGCCATTTTCTCTTGCAACAAAATGAACCGTTGCATATTTATTGTTTTGGGTTGTTGCTGCGGTAACATCTGTTTGAGATAAGTATGCAGTATAACCCCTTGGAACAGTCCAAAGCGCCATAAGAGTTTGATTGTCTCCGATTGCTATAGTTGCGTATTTATTTGCCGGCACACCAGAGGTTACAGTTCCTGTACCTGCGTATATAACGCCAGCATTTTCACCACCAGATCCTGCCGTATCAACAGTCATTCTGTAAATTCTTAAATAAGATAAAGTTGAATTTACAGCTGTTTGTCCATTTAAAGTAATTGT